AGGTGGTGGTAATATTCTATCAATATCCTTTACACCTAATGCTTCATACATTTTTCTATAACACATATATAAATTGTGCATTTGTGGATTAGACATAGCTAATTGTAATTCAGCTTGTGCTAATGAAATTCTTTGAGACATTGAAAATATATTTGGATCAGCAACAGGTAGAATATCTACTCTGTCATCAAAATCTTGAACTTTAATATTTCTTTGTCCTCCTACTACATCGTATGGATATTCTGGTGGTAAATAAGTTTTAAAGATATTGGCAAGTAATTTAAATTCTTGCTTTAACGATACATACAGTCTTTTATGGATTGCTGACATTACTCTTGAACCACGTTCTAAAAGAGCTACAGTCGTACCAACAGCTGCTGATTGGTTCCCGTCACCGACTTGCATGTCAGCAATCGACGCGAATCTTTGTCCTGCTTGAACGACTATTCCCATCAATTGCAATAATGTAGCAGAAGGCTCCTTGTAAGGTAAGAATACAAATGCATCTTTTAAGTTTCCTCCTGGTGTATCTACATCTTTAAATTCACCCGGTTGTATGTTTGCAGCGTCATCTTTTACTCTAACGCCTCTTTGTTTAAATCCTGCCGGAAGATTTGATAATGTTCCCGCGTCTAATAACTGACGGAGAGCCGCAGTTGCAGTACGGCTCAATCCGCCAATCATATGAATGAGTCCTAATCCATAAAATCCTAGTCCTGGCAGAAATTTGAAGTGGACGAAATATTGGATTTTATTTTTCTTAGGGTCATTGGGCGCGAAGTTTCGTCTAATAGACAAAACCTTCCGACTACCTTGCTCGATTGTAACGATGTAAGGTAATTTTATTCCTGTTGGTTCGCCATCAGCGCCAACATCTTCGAAACCTTCTAAGTCAAGGTCTACGTGGAATTCTAATAATGTGTATAATGGTTCAACTCTTTGTGACTTAGTCAAACCCTCTAATTCTAATTCTTTTTTCTTTACTTCATTTGTAACTACATCTTGAGGTTTATGTAATTCTATATCAGAATAAAAACCATTTACTTGTTGTTTACGTAAATCATTTTCTGAAACTTTAATTACATGACATACTGACTGTGCATCTTGTAAAGACGTAGCAGTGTATGGAACGATTAAATCATCAGCTGGTACAAATTTAGAAACAGCTCTACCTAACAGATCATCATAATAAACTTTTTTAAATGTTGATCCTGCAAGTGGAAGATAAAATAACATTTGATCAAACTCAGGTTCGTATTCTTTCATTTGATCCATTAATTGATAGTTCATGAAATCTTTTATTCTTTGGGACTGTTGTTCTTTCATAGGATTAGTTGCTCCCATAACTTGTGTTCTAACAGGTCCGTCTGCTGGTAATAATTCTTTATAAGCTAAAGCTTGAAACTGTGTGACAGCTTCTGCTAATACTGGGTGCGTTGCACCTGATGCACCTTGAAAGGGCTCAGTTCTATTTTCATATTTAAATCCTAAAAGATCTAAACCAACCGTATAAGCTCTTTCCCAATCTGATCGGGATGCTTTATACTCTCTGTAATCACCTTCTAATCTATTAGCGATTGGATCAGTAATATCTTCTGGTAATAATTCGTTTAAGTTTGCAAAGTGATCGCCTTCTTCTGGTAAAGGCATTGCGCCTGGATCAAAATCAATTGTAGCACCTTCTTCATCTTCAGTAACTTCAACAGGTCCTTTTTGTATTGCCGGTTCTTCCAAATTAACAACCTCTGCAACTTCATCTTCTGGTCGTTTAGCGTTTGGGAGACCTTTATCTATATCTGCCATTTAAATTCTCCTATATTCTTTTAACACGATTATATAAGGTTGACAACCCCGAAGCATCGGGCATTGGACCTGCTTTTGGAGGTATGGCCTTAGGTCTTCTGATTGAAGCTATTCCACCTCCCATACGACCTATTCGACCACCCTCTGCTGCTCCCTCTCCATACACACCACCTAAATCTTCATATTGGTCAGCCAAGTAATCTGATTTTTCTTGTTCTGTCATGCCTTGCATTTTTTGATATTCATCACGAGCTATTTTATACGCATCAATTCCTAAACCAGCAGCTGTTATACCTGCTCCTATTGGTGTAAACATTCTACCATATTTTCCAAATTTTAATAACTTTTGAAGTTTAGGATTGCTAGTAATTTTAGAAACATTTTCTTTAAATATATTTGGAAATAGTAATTCTGCACCAACCCAAGGATCTAATGTTGCATCAACTATATTTTCACCTTTTTTTAAATTATCATAAACAGTGTAACCTGCAAAAGGTAAAACACCTGCTCTTGTTCCTAGAGTCCTGAATGCTTTACCTAATCCCGTTCTAATGGGTTTTTGAGCTAGCGCAGCTCCACCAACCGCGGTGCTACCTAAAGCTTGAGTTGTAATTGGATTTCTTCTTGTAAATTTTTCTTCGACATCATCAACATATGTGGCATCACTCATAGTACCAGTATCTAACGCTGCATATTGATTTTTTATATCGCTATATTCATCAAATATTGGCAGCTCTGCTAATTTATCTTTTAAAGCAGGGTTCTTTTTTAAAATATTGTCCATTTCTTTTAAAAATAATGGAACATTTCCTTTTCTTAAGCTACCTAACATTCTAAAAATTTTGGCACCAACACCAGCATTTTTAAAAAGATTAATTGCTTTTGGATCATTTTTAAATTTGTTAAAAAAATCTACAGTTTTTTCTCTTATCTTTAAAGATTCTTCTATTTGAGGTATTATTTTTTTCTTACCAAATGTTGTAGCACCAAAATCAATATTTTGAACATTTGGATCTGTAAATTTACTTTTAATTTTTCCAAACTGCATTCCTGTTTCTTTTGTTAAAAAAGTTTCTAATTTTTTCATATCTTCTAATTGAGTTAAAAGTTTTTTATCGTTTGGGTTTTTTTCTAAATTTCTTCTTAATTTAATTTTAACGTTATCTATTTTTGATTTAAAAGTATTTTCTTTATCCCCAAGAATATAAGTGTTAATTAAACTCATTGGATCTTTTCCAGCTTTTACTTCAGTTAAAAAAGTGTAAGGAATTGGATGTTCAATTGTTTGAGCAATTGAGGGATATTTTTTATTTAATTGTCTAATTAAATTATTATAAGATGTTAAAGTTTCTCTTGCTTTTTTATATTCCTTGCTATCTAAATTACCATCATAAGCTTCTAATAAAAGCGATCCCATTCTTCTTTCAAATATATCAGTAAAATCATCTGCACTTCTCAGTTTAGAAGTTATATCTTTTAAATTAATATTTTTATCAATATAGTGAACAGGCCTATCTACATTTGGTGCTCTTTTATCATATATATCCCCCATAAGTTTTGAAAAAATACTATTGGCTTCTTTTTTTGTTTTAATATCTGTGTTCTTTAAAATATTTTTCATGGTAAAATTTTCTACAGGATTATTATTTACAAAATCTAAAAATTGTTTTTTTAAAGGCGTCTCCCCATATCTTAAATATCTAGATTTTCCATAATTTTGTTCAACCCAATCTTCCCCTTTAGATTGTTTTAAATAATTTGTAACAGTGGTTGTGGTTACGCCAACTTTTTTTGCGATTGAAGATGCTGAGGGTAATTTATTTAAATCAACATCTATTAATTTATCTATTGCTGCATTTCTTTTATTAACAACGTATATAGGTGTTCCTGCCCTATCTACTTTATATTTAGGATCTATTTTATTTTCTTCTGCAAGAATAGTTAAAACATTAGATAAATTATTAGATGAATATTTATATTTATTACCTTTGTAAGAATTTATTTTTTTAAGAATCGAATCATAATTATCTGGCTCTTTTTTTACCAATTCTATTATTTTTTTAATTGCTTTTTCGTTTTTATAAAGGTTTCTTAATTCTTTAGAGCCTCCTGTAATAGTGAATCTTTTTTCTTTTCTACCATACCCCGGTCTCGATCCATCAACCGATGGTTTAACTAACTGACCACCTTCAGCCATGTTGAATGGTCTTTCTAAATTTATTCTTTGTAAATACTCTTCGTAAGTTTCTTGAGAAGGATCGAAGTTACCAGCTAGTTCATCTTTAAGTCTGCCGGGC